TCAACATTGGCCCGTTCTTGGTGTCAATGATTGAACCGATCCGCTGATAACGGTTTTTTTGCTGCCCCTGGCTGTTGGTGTACGAGCCGGTGATTACGCTAATTTCGTTTATAAGTTTTGCCATGATTTATTCCCCAATGATTTTTTTAAGTTGATCGACCTTGACCGCGGTTTCGGCCAGGAACTTGATGATTTCCGCTTCCATTTCGGCCACAAAAACTTCGTCACGCGGTACGCGCTTAATAAACAGTTGCGCCTTGGTTGGCATTCGTGGATCAAACACCACGTAATCGCACCAGGCGCGGCCAGCACAAACCATTTGAAATTGCATTTGCGCGAAATACTTTTGCGGCACGGCGCCGGTCAGCAGCGTTTCAATCATGGTGGCCGTGTTGGGGCATTTGATTTCCACGCAACCGTCGTCGCCAATCAGGCCGTCAGGTGACGCGCCAGCCATTGCAATGGTTGGGTGGTTCACGAAGCCCACTTCCTCAACCATGTTGCCGGTGGCGGCTTCATACGCCCCGCGGGCAAAGGGTTCCTGGTCGGTTCCCCATTGCATGGCGCTGTTGGTGAACGATTCCTGGCGGGTTCCGGTAATTTGTTCGACCACCAGTTGGGCCATGTAGTTTTCACGCGTTGCGGAATAACCCGATTTTGTGCGGGCCATCACGTCGGCTACTTTGGACGCGGTGACTTTGCCCAGGCGGGCGGCAAACCATTCGTCGGTGCGTTGTTCGATTTCGTCAGACATTTTAATTTCCTTTGGTTGATAAATCTTTTTTGGCACGGGCCACGCGTTCTTTTTTGGCTGCCATCACTTTGGCTTGCAATACCTGGTTGCCCTGGCAACCATCAAATGCTTCCTTGAACACTTTGGCCAATTCGTCGCTGTTGGCGCTGGCCTGGATGGCTGCCAGGTGGTCGGTAATGTCGGGCGTTGGGATTGCTGGCGCTGTTGGGCGCTTGCTGGCCGCGTTGCCGTCGTCATCTTCCGGCGCGATACCACAGGCCGCCATGAGGCTATAACGACGCGCATACGTCAACGCGCTGCCGTAACCCTGGGCATCTTGTTTGCTGGCCGGAACGTGCAGTTGGCCGCAATTTATCAATTCGCCGGATTCGTGAATAAACACGGTTTCCACAATCACGCCGTTGTCGTATGAACTGACGCGTTGCGTCAATGCAATGCCGTTGTACCAAGGCCGCAGCGACTTTGCTAAATGATTGATCCATGATTTTTTCCTTTACCATTTGGGGGCGCAAGTAACGTCAATCACAACGTCGGCGGTGTAACCGCTGATTTTGCGTTTGCCGTACATCAACACGGCGCGAAGGTTGTTGGCCTGGCAATCGCCAATGGCCGACACGACTTCGTTCCGTGACATGGGCTGGATTTCTTTATCCAACACCAAATCTTGTTTTCCGCTGGTTGTTGATGTTGTCGAGCAGCCGGACAAACAAAAGACAAAAACAGCAGCAAGTGACAGCACAACCAGCCAATTCCAGGCGCGTTGGTAAAACGTTGGTTTTCGGTAGTAAGGGCCGTCGAGATCAATACGAATCATTTTTTTCATTGCAGTAACTTTCAAAATGGTGCGGGGGGCAAGTTGTCCCGCCGTTGGTTTTGGTAATCGCGTTCTTGCTTACGCGACCAGGGGATTGGCCCCCCTGGCGGTGGAAATGGCCAGTTAAACATTGGCAATTTTTTTGGCGTAGTTGATGGCCTGGGCAAGCATGGCCACGGGATAAATGCGAGTGGCCACGACCATTTCGGCGTCGGTGTCCAACAACGTGACGGCATAACCTTTTTTGACCTGGGTTACCAAAGAAGCAATGCCAAAATCAAGGTTGATAAATGTTGCAATTTGGTTGGGGTTGGTGATGGTGACGGCGTTCATGCTGCCACCCCGCTGGCGTTCAATTCGCCTTCCATAACTGCAAACAAAACACCTTTGGCGCGGTTCAAAGTTTGGCGGGCGCCTTCGGTATCGCCAAACGCCATTTGTTCCTGGGCGTCAGACATAAGGCCCGCTACGATCATGTTGGCGCCGCTGAGTTTGTAAGTGAGGGAGTTGGTAACGCCTTCCAAAAATTGTTGGAAGTTGCAGCCATACATTTGTATGTCGCGGTTTGATTGGTTTGCATTCATTTCAATTTCCTTTTTAAAAGACCCGTTAGGGCATGGTTTTATTTTAAGCCAACTTAACTTTCAATGTCAACACTTTATGCAAATATTTTTGCAAAACTTTCACGAACCGCGATGGCTTCACGCAATTCGGCCAGGCTGGCGCGTTCCAGGTAAATGCCGCTAACGGTGGCGGCATAGAACACGCGACCGCCGCGGTGTACCCTGGTGATTCGGACTGTCATTTCTTTCCCCTTAAAAGATGGCCATTGCAAGCCAAATCAAAACATAGATGGCCGGTGCTGCCACCAGCGCCATCCCCAAAACTTCCCAATCGGTTGGTTCGCGGTTCATGGCGTCCCCTTTATGCTGCCAACCGGCCAACGGCGCCGTAACCGTAACCATCGTCACCCAGGAACCCCACACGGGCCAGGGTGGCGCTTTCCTTTGTATCGCAAAGGCTGATTTCCTCAACCTTGGCCATGATGCGGCGATTTGCTTCGTAATCCAACCGGTCGGCAATGTAGGCGCTGTCGTAACCGTCGGTAATGACAGGCATTGCGTAACCGTAGTATTTGCAAGCCGCTTCGACTGCGCCTTCCAAAAATGCTTTTGTAAATTTGCGATTGACAAAAACAAAGTCAGCACCGAACCGAACTTCCTGGCCATCCAAGGCGCCGTAATTGCTGCCTTTGTAATCGGTCATTCCGTCGAAATAAGAACCTTCAAACATACCGGCCACCGCTTTGACCTGGTTGTAAGTTGGGCCGTTTTCGTAACGAATATTGATGCTGGCGCCGCCGGAATAAACGCTAGAACGGACGGCAAACTTTACGCCAGGAAAAGATTCTTTGAGAGCAGCGCGAATGAGTTTTGCGGTTTCGGCGCATGAGAGGTATTCACGATTTGACATTTTGATTTCCTTTTTAAAAGACCCCGTGCAATTTGTTAGGGCATAGGTGAATATTAAGCCCGCTTAACAACATTGTCAAACACTATTTGTAAAGACCCCTTAACTTTGTCAGGTATTGCCACTCTTGACAAGATTTGCAAGGCCGCTTAACATGGAAAGATGGATAAAGAAAAAGCAATCAAACTGGCTGGATCGGCGAAGGCTTTGGCCGAACTGTTGGGAATCACCAGGGCGGCCGTTAGTCAATGGGGAAGCGATGTTCCGTCGGCACGGGTTTGGCAGTTGAAGGCGTTGCGGCCGAAATGGTTTAAGGGGTAGAATTTTTTGCGAAGCACGGATAGGTTGGAAGTCATGAGCCAACCGAAAAGCGCCCCACCCGCCTTCCGCTGTTTCCTTTTTTTGGTGGGATGAAAGGTGGGTCAATGCACTATTACCAATTCAACATCGGTGACTATCAGAGTCACACCGCGCACCTGGACGAATCAGAGGATTTGGCATATCGCCGAATGCTTGATTGGTGCTACCTTCACGAAAAACAGTTACCGGAAGACATTGGCGAAATTGCCAGGTTGATCCGTATGCGTTCGCATTCCGAAAGCATTGCGAACGTTTTGCGTGAATTCTTTGAATTTATCGACGGCGGCTGGTGGTCGGAACGTGTAGGCCGTGAAATTCAGGCCATCCAGGACAAAAGCGAAAAGGCCAAAGCCAGCGCCCAAGCACGATGGAATGCGACCGCAATGCGACCGCATAGCGATGGCAATGCTATACAAGACCCAAGACCCACGACCCAAGATACAAAACCCATAAAAACAAAGGCGGTTGTCACCGCCCCGCCTGGCGGCGTTTCACAGGAAGTTTGGGAATCGTTTTTAGCCATCAGGAAGGCCAAACGGGCGCCGGTGACTACCGTGGCCTTGGCTGGTATCGAAAAAGAGGCCCAAAAGGCTGCAATGACCTTAGAACAGGCTTTGGCGATGTGTTGCACCCGTGGATGGCAAAGTTTTAAAGCCAGTTGGGCAAAAGACCAGGTGAC